ACAACTTAACAGATGTTAAAAATAACTAAAAATAATTTGATTTAGCTATTAAATTGATATAGATTAAATTTAATGAGTATTCCTTTAAAAGATAAGAATAATTTAAAAGCAAAAATAAATTTTGCTGGTTATTCTAAAAATATAAAGGAAGTAAATATGTCAAAAACAATAGCAAGTGAATTAGAAAATAATAAAGACAATGATTTTCTAAATTCATTAAAAGCAAATGAGCCATTAAAAAAGGTATTATTTAAGGCAAAAAATGTAAGTAAAACATTGATGTCAGATATAGTTCCACAAATGGCTAAAGCTGTTAATTCTCTAATGATAGAAATTAATAGTGGTAAAAAAACAAGTCTTAAAGATTGGAATACAATTAAATTTTTAAGACAGCATCTATACAATTTATCAAGCTATGATAGATCAAAAGATATTAATTCAGCTTTTGAAATGTCAATAACTAGGGCTATTAAATTGGCGATTATGATGTATGACAATAAAGATGAGTTCGAGGTTTCAAATGACAATGAAGTCTTTATAATGTCAAAAGTAGCAACACCAATGATTGACGTTAAGTTAAAAGGTCAAAAGGGTGGTAGCAAAAAACAAAAAAATACTTCAGAAGAATTAGTGGAAGTTAACACAGGCACAATAGACAAAGTCTATTCAGCTAAATATCCAACTACTTCAAGAAGTACACAAACCAAAGATACTAAAATTAACTTTGGCTCAATGGCTGTAAATTTTGAAAAGGAATTAGAAAAAATTTACAATATAGCAACAAGAAAAGACCAATCAAAAATACTTGACTTGTTAGATGAGAGAGCCATTGAAAGTCTGGGCAATATAAAAGCATTATTAGAAAATAATGAAATAAGAATTGCTTACACTAATGCCACAGAAAATTTAAGTGTTAGTGGTGAAGTAAAAAAAGCTAGTTAATACCGAGCAATAAATAAAGGAATACTCAAAGCCCCCTTGATTAATTTCAGGGGGGTTTTTTTTATGCCTGATTAAAACTTGGTTTACATCAGGGTTTAATAGCTACAAAAATTTACACTCCCCAAAGTTCCCCCAAGCGATAACCAAATTTTTACTAGGGATTTTTTTAGGTGATCCTGACAATATTACAGCTAGACTTTGATTTTCTACAAGATTTAACTTTGTTTTACATTAGGGTATGCAGGCGACCACCCCCCCTTACCTAGATAGTATATATAGCTACACCAGAAAATCCCCAAGTTCTCTGTTAACCATACTCTGGGCTATATACTAGGGCAATTATTCTACATAACTCCCGACAATATCCCTAGGGGTAACTTGTAAATATATCTTTGCTATAGGTATACGGACCCCCCAGGGGTACCTATGTACATTATACACCCCATATCCAATTTTGTCAAGATGATTCTTAAGACAGATTGTCACACCCTAAAATATTGCTTGACAAAATGGTTAATAGTGTGTATAATAGAATCAGGTGCACTTTAAAAGGACACACAAACACAACCGCATAAGACATGCACACGAGGTCATCACTAAACTGCACCACTAATTGAGAATTCCCTAGGGTTCTCATATACTATGGCTAAGATAAATACTAAAAATATTCCGTTTACGGAATTAATGGAACTGATAAATGCAAAACATGGATTCTACTATAATGCCGACTCAAAAAAGAAGCTTGACCGAATCACAGGAAAAGTTTCTAGACGCATTGTTCGGAGAAGCAAAGGGCGATCCGAAAAAAGCAGGGGAATTGGCAGGATACTCAGAACATTCATATCCTAAAGTTTTGCGTAACTTGAAACAAGAGATTGTTTCGAGAGCAGAGAATTACTTAGCCACTCATTCCGCTAAAGCTGCTACTAAAATAGTAGATATGCTTGAAGAGGATGGTACAACACCCCATGCCAATATTAGAATGGAAGCGGCAAAACAAATACTAGACAGAATAGGTGTTGTTAAAAAAGATCAATTAGATATTAATATGAAAGCAATGCATGGAATTTTCATATTACCAGCTAAAGATAACATTGACAAAGATCAAAAGAAAAGCTAGAACAATTCCTTTCGGATATAAACTATCTGAAGATAAAGATTATATAGAACCTATTGAATCAGAATTGAAAGCTTTAGAAAAAGCAAAAGAATATTTAAAAACGTGTTCATACAGAGAAGTGGCAATATGGCTAACAAAGGCAGCAGGAAGGTATATATCATATGTCGGACTTAGAAAAAGAGTTAAACGAGATAGCACCTCCAAAGCCAAAGAAGAAAGTCAAACACAAAGCCAAGCAGTCAGCTAAACTCGTTTTACAGAGAACACGCAAAAAAGTTGCTAAAGCAGAACAGTCACTCCGTTCAGCTAAACGTCATGCAGAAAATGTTAAAGATAAACTGTTAACCATTAACAAAGCATTAGACGGCAAAGAGCAACAATTAATAACACAAGACGTAATAGATAGTGCTTCAAAAAATATACAGGAGCATGTTAAGTCACAAGAAGTTGTTTTTAAACCTAACTCAGGTCCACAAACAGATTTCTTAGCATCTTCTGAAAGAGAAGTATTTTACGGTGGAGCACGGGGTGGAGGTAAATCATACGCAATGTTAGTTGATCCTCTACGCTATTGTGATAAAACAAATCACCGTGCACTATTACTTAGAAGGACAATGCCTGAGTTGAGAGATTTGATTACGCATTCTCAACGATTATATAGCAGAGCATTCCCAGGAGCAAAATGGAGAGAACAAGAAAAAGAGTGGAGATTCCCGTCAGGAGCCAAGATAGAGTTCGGGTACGCAGAAAACATGACAGATGTTTTACGTTACCAAGGGCAATCGTACACATGGATAGGAATAGACGAACTTCCACAATATCCTTCGCCAGATATATATAATTTCTTAAGATCATCTTTACGTTCAGTTGATCCTAATATTCCTGTGTTTATGAGAGCCACAGGTAATCCAGGTAACATAGGTTCACAGTGGGTTAAAGAAATGTTTGTCGAACCAGGAGAACCTAATAAATCATTTGATATTAATATTAGTACTCCTGCAGGTAATAAGATAATTACAAGAAGATTTATTCCAGCTAAGTTGCAAGATAATCCTTATCTAATGCAGACAGATGATTACTATGCAATGTTGGCATCTTTACCTGAAATACAACGTAAACAGTTTTTAGACGGAGATTGGGACGCATTTGAAGACTCGGCTTTTCCAGAATTTAATAAACCAACTCACGTGGTTGAACCTTTTGAAATACCTAAAGGCTGGCAGCGGTTTCGTGCTGCTGACTGGGGTTATTCTTCTCCTGCTTGTTGTTTATGGTTTGCTATTGATTATGATAATAATCTTTGGATTTATAGAGAATTGTATACCAAAAAGATTACAGCAGATGTTTTCGCTAGAAAAGTTTTAGAGTTAGAAAGAGAAGAGTATATTAGAGATGGCGTACTCGATGCAAGTACTTGGGCAAAGCGTGGAGATATAGGACCTAGTATTGCAGAGACAATGATTCAAACAGGATGTAGGTGGAGACCATCTGATCGTACACCTAAAAGTAGAATCAGTGGAAAATTAGAAATTCATAAAAGATTAAAATTAAATGACGATAAGAAAAAAGAACCTGGTATTAGAATTTTTTCAACTTGTCGTAATTTAATTAGAACTTTACCTATACTACCTCTAGATGAGAATAATCCAGAGGATATTAATACACACGTAGAAGACCACGCATATGATGCATTAAGATATGGATGTATGAGTAGACCTATACATACAAGTTATGCACAAAGATTTAATAGACAAACACACCCCCAATTCAAACCTGCGGATAGAATATTTGGATATTAGTTATGCCATTAACTAAAAAAGATGAAATATATTTAAAAAAACTTATTAGGCAATACGGACTTAAAAAAGGTAAGTCTGTATTTTATGCTGTAGAAAAACTAAGAAAGAAGAAGGGTGTCAAAAAAAATAAAAATACCAAAAGCAAGTAAAAAAAATTTTCCTTATACACTAAACTTAGTTTATTGGGAGGATATTGTTAGCGATTCAAGTTGGGCTGATATCGTTGATATAAAAAAAGCAAAGACAGCAATATGCTGCAGTGTAGGATGGTTAATTAAACATGATGTTGATACCACTGTAGTGATGGCTGATTATGCTTTTGAAGACAACAAAGAAGTAAAACAAGGTGGTACCTATACAACTATCCCAACAAAGAACGTACTATCAATTAAACGAATAAAACTATAGAGGAATAATATGGAAACTAAATTCGACCCAAAAGCTAAAGTTAAACAAGGAGATCTTGGTTCAGCTGCTGATGGTAAGCAACCAAATAGAGAATCAAAAAATATTGATTTCTCTGTGGAAGCACCTAGAAAATATGAATCTGAAACTGCATTACAAAATGATAGCTACCCAACAAAATCAGGTAGTGAACATGTTCAGGGATCATTATTTAAATTGGCAGATGAAAAAGATTACTAATGAGTATATTACCACAAGAAAAACCTAAGGAAATAAAAAAGAAAAAATCTATTGAAACTTTAAAGAAGGCAAAACCTTTTTTAGAGAAAGATTCTTTTGAGTATGTTAGAAAAGAATTAAAAAAGAAATATGAAAATCCTATAATATCAGCAGTTAAAGAAGCTAATAAAACAGTTATGGATAAATATAAAACGAAAGCTAAAAATATAGCAAGTGGTATAAAATATACAATTGGATCTTTACGAAAACCTAAAGATAAAAAATTTTTAGGTCATACTAATCACATAAAAAAATAAGGAGAGCACATGAACATTAATCAAAGATATAAACACGGAGAACTTGCACCTGATGTTGGCAAAACTAAAAATGCTAAATTAGAAATGAACCCTAATGAAAAAATTAAACAGGGTGATTTATCGTCAGCTTCAGAAAAAGCAGGAAAGAAATCAAAAGTAGACGCTTCGATCTTTAAAATGGCTGAGCAAAGAGATTACTAATAGGTTTATTTAATGGCAAAAAAACCATACACAGAGGAAGTTAATCCTTTAGTTGGTTATATACGA